AGACTCGAGACGGTCTTTCCAAAGAAGAACTAGAACAACGTTACCAAAAAGCGGTGCAAGGGTCGCAAGCCAATCTGCCTCCTATGTTCCGAGACCAACATCATGGAGGATTCTGATGCAGACCAAGGTAATCAAGTACGCCAATTCAAGAAAGCTCCGCAAAGGAGAAACATACCTAAGCAAGGTACCCACCAAATGCCAAAGAGATGGCTGGCTTAGCACTGAGCAGTATTTGCCCGAGGACTATGAACTGGTCCATCTCAAGTCCGACCTTCTCGGATGTGCAATACCCGGATGGGCACAAGGAAACAAATTCGTTGGACTGCGAGTTAAAGACCAGCCCTACAAGTATTGGAAGTTCGCCAAGGGAGAAAACTAAATGACACTATGGCCAATGCCAGGCAGCAACAGCTTCTGGACACAGAGATCCGACGACGACAAAACACTGAAACAACGGATGGAAGACACCTATGCCCAGAGCATCACAATCAACCAGAGCTATTGGTCCGAGGCCGATATTGACGCAAGATTCAAAGCCGGAGATCAAACCCTTTGGAACGATATTTATGGAAACCTGCCTGCCTTCCGTCGCCGAGTCTTTAATTTTAATCGCATACGTCGCGTTTGTAATATGATCACTGGCTACCAACGGCGCAATCGCAAGTCGACCGTCGTCGTTCCGGTAGAAAATTCCGATGAAATAACAGCAAATCAGTTTTCCCAAATCCTCCTTTGGGCTATGGAAAAGGATAAGACCCTAGAGACAATTTCTGAGGCGTTCGATGGGGCAGTAACGACCGGCATGAACCTCCTATCGGTTTGGATGGACTACAGGTCCGACCCCATAAATGGAGACATCCGTGTGGACAATGTGTCCTACAACGGCTACCTCATCGATCCCTTTTTCAAAAAGCATGACCTGTCTGACTGTAACTTCATTTGGACAAGAAAATGGCTCACCAAAACACAAATTAAATCACTGCTCCCTGACAGAAAAAGCGAAATTGATCATTTGTCGTCGAAAGGAACTCGGGACGGCAAGTTCCAATTCATGCCAGAAGCGTATAACTACGGAATGGAAGACCTTCTTTCATATGATGAGTACTGGTATCGCGATTATCGCATGCAGAAACTCATCGTGGATGTCAAAACAGGGGAGACGCTTGAATGGAGAGGGGAAGATGAAGACCTCAAGCGTTTCCTCGACACCTACCCCGAGCTTACTGTTGTGGAGAACCAAATCCAGACATGCAAGCTAGGAATTGTCGTACAAGGTGAGGTTCTTTATCACGGCCTTAACCCAATGGGCATCGACCAATATCCATTCGTTCCTGTTCTTGGTTACTACGAACCTCAAATTCCTTATTTTCCATGGAGAGTTCAGGGGGTTGTTAGAGGGTTACGCGACTCTCAATATCTATACAACCGCCGCAAAGTGATCGAGCTCGACATCATGGAGTCGCAGATCAATTCTGGATGGAAATACAAAGAAAATGCCCTTGTCAATCCTGACGATGTATTCCTCAATGGACAAGGAAGAGGTTTGGCTCTTAAAGAAGATGCCCAGATGTCTGACGTTGAAGCTATTCAACCTCCAAATGTCCCTCAATCGATGATTGAATTGTCCAAGATATTAGGCGATGAGATTCAACAAATCTCCGGAGTTAACGAAGAACTTTTAGGGTCTGCTGAGGATGACAAAGCCGGAATTCTCTCCATGTTGCGGCAAGGCGCTGGCCTAACGACTTTGCAGATCCTTTTTGATCAGTTAGATCATTCCCAGCGTCAGCTCGGGAATATCTTCATGGATTTGGTGCAGCACAATTTCTCTCCAGGAAAGATCAAAAGAATCATTGGAGAAGAACCTGCACCGCAATTTTACAACAAGGCCTTTGGGAAGTTCGACGCCGTCGTTGAAGAGGGGCTCAATACCTCTACTCAACGTCAGCTTCAGTTCAAGCAACTGCTAGCTCTCAAAGAAATTGGTGTACCAGTCCCCACTGACTTGCTCATACAGTCATCTACGCTTCAAAACAAACAAGAGCTCGTGGATGCGATCGGACGACAAGAGCAACAGGCAGCACAGCTACAGCAGGTCCAAATGGAAGCTGCTTTGGCCGAGCAGGCTGCAAAAACAAAAGACCTCGAAGCACGGGCAGAGGCAAACGCTGGACTCGGATTCGAAAGAGCGTCCCGCGTACAAGAAAACAGAGCACTTGCCATTGAACGTCTTGCGGAATCCGAGAAAGACAGAGAGCTGGGGGCACTTCATAAGGTCAAAGCTATGAAGGAGCTCGATTCATTGGATATCGATCAGGTTGAGAAGCTTGCTCGTCTCAGTCAGATATTAAAAGAGCTGGAGTCTCCCGAAGACATCCAGAGCAAACAACAAGTGCAACAACCAAACATAGAAGAATTAGCAGTTGCTGCTAAAGGAGAAAACAATGGCTAGAGAAGACAGACATGAGATGGACTCTCAGTTTGAAGGCATGATCAGCGAAGATCATAGCGCGCCTGCAAACCTTCCACAACACGTGGTCCATAAATTCTACCCCAAGTGTGGATACATGGACGCATACGAACTCGATGATTCCATCAGAGGCCTCGATGATACTCGTAAAGACGATATCAAAAAGATCGAGAGATACCACTCTGATGTGAAGTACTAGGAGATTCATATGGCAATGCCAAGACCGTCAGGAAAGGCTCAGAAGATCGCTGAGGAGGTCGTTCCAGGATTGAAGTCCAAGAACAAATCTCGCGGGAGAGTGAAAGATAAATCTCCACAAATCCTTTCTGAGGTCGAAATTATGCAAACACGAAACATAGAAAATAAGGAAGGTTTGAAATGAAACGCCGTAAACAGGGGTATAACGCCCGTTTAGATGAATCTCTAGGTATGAGACATAGAGGACATCACAGTCAATCTCTAAAAGACCGTAGAGACGAGTCTAAAGGGATGGAAAAGAAAGACACTGGCCACGCATACGCGGGCGACCGTGGGATGGATAAATCATACCATCACCACATGGCTCATGCACACCACAAGTACATGGCCAATAAGCACCGAAAATCGATGCACAAAGCCAAGTAAAAATATATGTCTTTGATTGGGGGTAAATTTTTACCCCCTTTAACGACAGATTAGGAGAATCCATGAAAAAGTCAGAGTATACGGAAATTGAAAAGCTCATCGAAGAGTTAGATGACATTCGATGCAAAGCTGTTTTTAGATTCATTATCACCATCCTCCGAGACATCAACCCCGGAGACGACGATGCCGTTTAAGTCAGATGCCCAAAAGAAGTGGATGTTTGCCAACAAACCCAAAATGGCAAAGGAATGGGCTGATCACACCCCTAAAGGAAAGAAATTACCGAAGAAAGTGAAAAAGGCGAAGAAGAAATGAAAGTAATCAGGAAAGCAATTAAGCACTTAAAAGACGACGTTAAGGGCTATGCAAAAGAAAGAAAGTACTTAAAGAAAGAAATGAAAGAAGACCGCGAACTGATGCGGGATCTAAACAAGGGGAAGACCAATGGCAGAAAGAAAAAGAAAGCGTGCTGCAAAGGATGCGAAGAAGGTCACGATTGCGAAGGGCGTAAAAGTAAAGCGCGGAAAAGAGTCAAAGATGAGAAAAAAAGCGGGCGGGTCAAACGTCGGCGAGTACAAAAAAGTAAAAAAGGGTGAATTCTGCGGACCATCTGGCGGAGCACCTAAGGGGTCCTATCCTGTTAACTCAGCTAAGCGATGCCGAGCTGCTCTTAGCTACGCTCATAATGCTCCGAACCCTGGGGGGATTCGCGCGTGCGTTAAGCGAAAATGCAAGGGTGAAGTCAAAGAATTCTCCAAAGGAAAGAAATAATGCCTCATCCAAAGAAAAAACGAGCGACGAAGAAAAAACTCAAACCGAAAGCGATGAAAGGTCTCAAAGATGACCGATCTTTAGGGAACTGGCTGAAGAAGCTCATAAGCAAGTTTGGAGAATCCAGTCATTTATGAAGTACCGGTGTCCCTCCTGCAAGATGAACTGGGAAGATGGAACAGAGCCTAAGGAAAGGTTCTGTCAGCCTCTTTGCATGTTCTGCTCTGGAAAACATACCGAGAAAGAATTGCTCAATTGGCAGATGGATCATATCAAGGAAATAAATCCTCCTGACCTGCCAGTAGTAATAAAACACTTTTATCGTTACGTAGAAAGAGAACTAAGCAAATTAGGAGGAAGACCAAATGATAATACCGGCTAATGCACCCGAGCCCGAAGAAAAGAAGACGACTGTAGGAGCAGAATCCCTTATACTAACAGAGAAGAGTATAGGAGAGATCGGTCCAGATGCCATCGAGCTTCAACAAGAAATACATCGAGGATCGAATTCAGAGAAATCGTACGAGGAAGAGGTTTGGGATACGATCGATCGGGGTCGCAAAGATTCCGCAATCTGTGGTGACTTCTATGTCGTCGTCCTCGTCAAAAAAGAACGTCACCTTCAGAACGTGGTGCGTCAACTCTTCTTCTATCGCCAAAGCTGTCCGAGCCCGGAGTATGATCAGACCGTCTATCGATACCACCGCAAAGATGACGAAATAGAATTTCTCTGGACAATCCCCAACAATGCAGCCTGCCAATTCCTTCCTAGAATGGGAACAGACCTTCCTGATGATCAGAAGCTCCTGGTCGAAATGGTTGAGGCTTTTCTCACTGGAAAGCTCGATCAAAAAGCTCGCATGCTCAACAAAGAACCTGAGCCAAAATTCCAAATGGTGAAGTAATCGTGATACTCCTTTGTGCCTTCACCGGCCCGGCATTTTGCCGGGTTTTTTTTATTCTCCAAAAAAAAGTAGTCTAAAATATTAGGATATAATAGACATAAAGGTAGTACTAAAAAACGGATGCTCACGTCACGAGCTAGTACTGACCCGACGTAATTAGCGCTTCGTCAAACGCACCTAGGAGATGATATGGCAGATTTAGAGAATGTAGCCGAAGAAATTCAGCAAGAGGACCTCGTTCAGCCTCAAGAAGAGCAAGTTGCTCCAGAAAGCCAATCTCCCGAAGTCGAAACGCAAGAGGTAGCGAAAGAGCAGTCTGATAAGGACCGCAACTTCATACGTCTTCGTGAGACTAAAGAACAACTTGAGAAAGAAAATCGGGAGCTCAAGAAGTACTTCGAATCGCAACAGCAACGGAAACCTGAGGTTCAAGAACCTGAGGAGGATGACTTCCCCGTTGATGATGACGATTTAGTAGATGGCAAGGTTGTCAAAAGGCTCTACAAGGAGATTAAAACCCTCCGCAAGACGTATGAGCAAGAGAAATTAGCGACAATTCCTGACCGCCTAAGAAGTAAGTTTGCCGATTTTGACCAAGTTGTGACGGTAGAAAACGTAGAGAAACTAAGAAACTCTGAGCCGGAACTGTACGAGTCCATCACTTCAGGGAAAGATCTCTATGCTAAAGGTGTATCGGCATACAAGGCGCTAAGAATGGCAGGTATTGTGAAAGAAGATCCTTACGTGGAACAGAAAGCACATGTCCAGAAAAACCAAAATCGTCCGGTTTCAACCCAGGCGGTTAAGGGCCAAGGTGCATTAGCCGATGCTAACGCCTTCGCAAAGGGACCACTTTCTCCAGAATTGCGTAAACGCATGCAACAAGAGATGGCTGAGGCAGTGAAAGCTCGGTAATTAACCGAGGTATCGCATGACCACAACAACGACGGTTCTGCCAGCGCCGGTCCAGCAGTCTTTTTCATACAAGCTGCTTTCCGTCCCTGTCCCGAACATGATCCACAACATACCTGCGATGCTCAAGCAAATGCCACGAAATGGTGGTACCACCTTGAGAATGCGTAGGTACAATCCTCTGGCTACTGCGACTGTTCCTCTCGGCAACACAGGTGTAACTCCGCCTCCGCAGACACTCACTGCTGTCAACATCGACGCAGAGATTGACTTCTATGGCACGTATATCATCTTGAACGAGCAGGTAACACTCCAGAACCAGGACCCTGTGCTCAATGAAGCAGCGCAGCGTTTAGGTGTTTCCCTTAGACAAACTGAAGACGAGTTGACACGCAATATGCTTGCGTCCACAGCGAGTTTCATCAATGCCACAGGGGGCACTAATGGAGATAATCCAACTGAGATAACTAGAAGTGATGTAGATGAAATTATCCGCACATTAGCAGATAACAATGCATATACTATCGCCGATAATATCGAAGGTGAAGACAAATTCGGAACAGCTCCTGTAAGGGATGCTTATTTCGCTCTCGGTTCCACTCAATTGATTGGAGACCTTGAGAATGTCAATGGATTCATCGCCAAAGCCCAATACCCATCTCCGATGCACGCGCTTCGTGAAGAATGGGGTTCTGTATCGAACTTGAGATTCTTGATCTCATCTATCGGTTCAGTTTCACCTGGTGCTTCTAACCTAGGCGCCGACGTGTTCAACATATTTTGTGTAGGTATGGAAGCTTACGCAGTAGTTGAACAAGACGGATACAGTGCTCAATTCATCTACAGACCCCCAATTTATGACGGGCCTTTAGCTCTGAACGCAAGCGTTGGCTACAAGTTTGCTCAAGTACCAAGAATCACTAACGATGCATGGGTTCTTAACCTACGCGCAACCCTAACGTCTTAAGGAGGCTGAAATGGACGGAACAATCATCCAACAAGGCCGCTTTACTTCAGCAGGGGAAGCGGTTGAACTTCAAATCCGATCAGATGTTGACTGGATCGAAGTTTACAATGCAACTCAGTGGGCTACAACTCAGTCTACAGGACGCGGAGTCAAGTTTTATTGGCAACGTGGTCTTGCGAATGGGTCAGCTTTTGAGTACACCAAAGTCGATAGCTCTAACGCCCTTCAAGGGGAATTCATCACAACTGGTGGATTTACTCTTCTTGATACAAGCGCGAGCCCTCTCGACACGCTAAACGCCACAGTAACGGCGATTTCTACAGCAGCAATTCCCGTGGTCACCAACTCAGGAACCAACGGTCTTTCTGCGGGAGATGTCGTGCGTATAACAAACGTCACTGGAGCACAACAGCTCGGTGGGTTTGATTTCACGGTGGGGAACAACACTCTTTCTTCTACAACTTTTAGCTTGGACTACATGTCTCAGCTAGCAGGAGCAGGAACTACTGGTTCTTGGAGAAAGATCAAGTTTGAGCCTCAGTTCTATCCACGTCATCGTGCGATCACAGGTATCACAGCCGCTTCAAGCGCAGTGATCACTATGTCTGTGACACACGGATTTACTGTCGGACAAGCAGTTCGCATCAAGGTGCCAGCTGCCTACGGCATGACTGAGATAGACAACCTAATTGGAAATATTACCGCGATAAGCACAGCGAACAACACGATCACTGTGGATATCGATTCTTCAACCTTCACCGCTTTTGCCTTCCCAGCAACTGCCGATGTGCCATTTACACCTGCACTTGTAGTGCCTGTGGGCATGGACGCAACTGGATCGACTGCAAACAGCCTCGATGACGCTACAGATAACGTTTCGTTCCTGGGGATTGAACTCGGTGCTGGTATCGATGGCCCTGCTGGAAGCTCCAGCGATGTCATCTACTGGAGAGCCGGTAAGTCATTTAGCGTATCGAACTCGTAAACCTGGTGGGGGACATTGTGTCCCCCTCCCTTTAATCAAGGAGAGAAAATGTCAGCAATTGCCAAACCAAGAAACAC